TAGAACCTTTGCCTCCATGCCATTGACTCATGTAAATAACGCCTTAAAATCCTTCTGTTCAAATTTATTTATACCTCTATCAAAGACAGGTATATCATCTGATATATTATTAGGTCTGTCAATTAAATCTTCTTGAGCGGACATTTCTACATCATATAATCTCATTCGAGCTCGATCAATACCAACTACAAAGCGTTTATTTTGAGTAGGATCATTATAACGATTCTTTAACTGCTTAACCATTACTTGATTAAGATCTTCTAACTCTTCTGTACTTATAATCGCAAACATAAGGTCTGCGGTAGCGGGTAATCCAAAAGACTCGGACGTATCTTCAAGCCCAATATCCGAGCTAGTATAACCCGAGCGCGTCGTCTGCGTTGCAGAGAATATCGGTACGTCTTTTTCAACAGCTAATCCTCTCAGTTCTTCGGCAATAGATTTAACATAGCTATATGTGTTGACAGATCCACCTAAACCTTTCATTCGAGACGAAGCACATATATTTAAATAATCTATATAGATAATATCAGGTACAAAACCTTTCTTAATCTTTAATTCATTAACTAAATGTCTAAAGTGACCTGCATGAGCTGATGCAGTAGGAAACTCTTTTACAATAAGCTTACCAGCAGTACGTTCGCGAAGCTTAGCAATTTTATTGTCATACATAAGCTTAGGTAGATCTTCTAACTCATCCATAGTAACATTGAGAAGATTGGCATCAATACGCTCAGCAATTTTTTCTTCAGCCATCTCCATAGTAATATAGAGAACGTTCTTGCCCTCCATAAGATTATTCGCAGCGAAATGACACATAGCAAGAGACTTACCAACACCAGTACCAGCAAGAATAATATTTAACGATTTACGAGACACTCCACCTTTAGTAATCTTATTCAGATATTCAATATCGAAAGGAATCTTTTCTTCTACAGTATGATAAAAGTCATAACGGGCAACCCAATCTTCTAAAAAGTCGTGACCAATATTATTATCGAAAGCAACACTTAATGCATCTGATAAGATAGATGGAATAGCATCTTTAGCCTTATTTTTAGACTTACCATCGATAATATGAATTGATTCCATAATAGCATTATAAACAGCTTTCTCTTGACAAAACTCTTCTGTCTTATCTACAAGCCAATCAGTATCATGATCTTCGCTGTATTCAGAAAACGTATTTACTAATGCTACACTATTTGTATAGTCAGACTCGACTAAAGAAGTATCATTACCAAGCTCTATTAATAAAGTATCAGCTGTAGGAGCTTTATTATAGCTATCCATATATGCATTAATCTTCTTAAGGACAATGCGCTCAGCTACGTTTTGAAAATAATCTTCTTTTAAGAAAGGTATTACTTTACGAGCATACTGCTCGTCTTTTACAATACTACTCAGTATTGTTGTTTCTATCGCCATAATTTGCTTCTCTCACTGCTTCTTTCACCATATCTGAATTCACAATTATATCATAAAGTATGTCACCAATCAGCTGTTCAAATTGAACTTGCTCTGCATCTTCATTTACAGACTTATAGCTCTCTGGTGCTTCTAAAAGTTCATAATCAAATTTTAAAGGTACGTCCTGGTCTTCTTCTTCGAAGTCACCTACTTTAACTTCACCATATTTGTAAACAAAATCTTTGAATGTACCTTCTAACACTCTTATTGGAGCAGTATGATGGTTTTTTTCATCAAAGATTACTTCATACATTCCGGTTACATCATTTGGTTCATTAATCATTGACATTATATAATTCTTCTTCTATCATAGAAAGCTCTTCAGCCTCTTCTACAGTATCAGGTGATCCATACATAAACTCTTTTTGAGCTGCTTCCTCTAACTGAGCCATTATATCTTCAGTAAAGTATTTTTCTGGCTCATTATTAATGGATTTGCCAAACACTTTAGTACCATCTGGCAACTCATAACGAGTAGATACTTTCTTAATAATATTATATTTCTCAGCTAATTGCAAGAGACCATAATAACGATCTAAGCCTTTATCGTAAGTAAGCAATACTTCAATCTTTTTATTCTCTTTAGTAAAACGAGACTTCATCATATTTACTTTGATAATATTACCAATTACTTCTTGGCCATCTTTTTCTTTTTTCTTACCCAAGAAAACAATTTGCGAAGCAGTATACTTAAGACCAGAGCCACCTGACATCTCCTTCATAGGAATATATGATCCTACGACATCATATACATGGTTAGTCACTAGCAGAGGAACATTTACTTTAGCTAACTTAAGATTTAAAACCCTAAACGTAGCTTTTAAAACAGCTGCCTTAGTCATATCTCTAGTTTCAGAACCAGCTGCAGTATCTTCAACTTCTTTAGTAGTAGATAACTGACCAAGAGAATCTAAAACCATCATCATAGGCGGGCGATCTTTTTCTGGCGTCTTAGAGTAATTATCAATAATTTGTAATGCAGTATGACGAAACTTTTGAATAGTCTCAGGTTCAGAAATAATAACTCTAGAAGTATCAATACCTCTAGACTTCATCATATCTTTAGTTACAGCAGCCTCAGTATCGAAGTAAAAAACAGCAGCTGCAGGATTATCATTAAGAAACTGCTTAACAACTCCCATAACAAAAAAAGTTTTACCAGTTGCGGACTCTCCTGCAAAAGCAGTAATTTTATTATTCGGCACACCGCCGTATAAGGACCCACTAAGAGCAGCATTAAGAATATAGGAACCTGTATCAACCGTTCCGGAGAATTCAGAACTATTGAGACCATCTTCTGCCATAGTTGTATTTTCATCATTCAATTCTTTAACCATACTACGAAAAAAATCAGACATAATCACCTCATTTGTAATATTAATTTATATTATATGCTAAGAAGGGGTAGAGTTCAAGCTATATCTGTATGCGATTAGCTTTTTTAATTTAAAATTAACAAATGTACCTTCTTTTTGACTTTTAGGATTGGCTCGATACTGCTCAATCAATTTATCTAGTTCTGATTCTGGTAAATCTTTCCATTCAAAATCATCATCAAAATCTAAAAACTCTCTTTCCTCTTCTACAGGTGGTATAGCAGCGTCTTCAAACTTTACTACCTTTTTAGTAGTTAATCTATTTGCAGCGTTTTTTAAACTCATATTAGCTGCTATGAGTAAAAGAACAGCGAGCGGATCAAATACAAATATAATAAGAATAATAACCCATCTTACAGATTCGTCAAAGTGATCTCGAGCCTCGTCGCCGTAAATTAGTTCTGCAATATATTTTAAAGGACCGACTTCAACTTCTAACGCTAGCTTATCTTTTTGAAGCGGTGCGAGATCTTCTTGGAGTCCATCAATTCGAATGTACGCAGCATCGATCGCTTCGTTGAGAAGGCTTCTCTCTTCCTGCTGACTTTTGCGGACCGCAATCGAACCTTCAGGGCCACGAATTCTGTCATACTCAATGAGTACAGCGACTTGTTGATCCAATTGCGAGAGTACTGTTTCTGCATCAGCAATGATTGACTGCTGGCGTGTAATCTGTCTTTCCAAGTTAATGATCTGTAATTCATTTGTACCTTCTGCTGTTATAGATTGTTCAAGATGTGCTTTAGATAAAAATCCAAAGATACCCATAGATGTAATAAACATCAGTACAACTACTGCTGTTGTTAAATAACCTTTTAATAAGAAAGGCACTTTACGCCAGTTCTGATATAGCCAGGAGGCGGTAACTAATTTACCAACCTCTAAAACAGAACCCATAATTATAATAGGTAAAACAGCTGCAGAAAAAATAGCAGCCAGCCCTGCTATACTATACCAGGCTGCAACAGCTGATATAGCCAGGGCTGTTAATAAAACAAAATAAGCCATTTATTCTGGTTTTACTAGTGTCCAGATTCCGTATGCAATAGCAGCATAAGCAAGAATACTAGCCAGTGGTTTAAAGATTAAAAAAGAAACACCAGCTACAATTAAAAGAGAACCATCCCACGATGTACGTTCTCCTACTCTAGCATTTATCCAATTTTTTACTTTATTAAGCATCTTCTGTTCTCCTTGTTATTGCAAGCAACTTATCTATTTGTGCTTGAATTGTTGCTGTACGATTAGGCCAGTGTATATAGTCTTTGTCTGCTGTTTTTAATAAATTAACAAGCAAAGGCATAACTAGCTTTTCTACCTCAGTTAATTGAGATTTAACTTCAGCTGAAGTAGCATTTTTTACAACATCAAACTCATCATCTAAATTCATTAATTTAGTATTAAGTCCGTTCATAGCGCTAACAAGTGCATCTACTTTTTGTTCGATACGTAAAACATTATCATTAATACCCTCAACGTCTTCAGCGATAGGACCTGTATCAACTTGAATAGACGATTGAGGTATTTCATCTACAGCACTAAAACCAAAATCAGTGCTTGATAGATATTCTTCTGGTATATTACTCATTTGTTACCCCTTTATAGTACATGCAGTTCTCGTACTACTTGGCCGCGGTTTGGTGCGCAGCAAAAACTTAAAGACAATCTTCTACTTTTAGGAACACATTTATGATATCTTCTTGCAGGTATATACAATAAATCTCCTGGTGCTAGCAATTCACTGTAAGCTGGAGTTGCTTCATCTTCAGTTATAGTCTTATCTTCTTCACCGCTTTCATTATATACTGTCCAATGAGATTCACCATCTAATTGCAAGATTACATTTAGTGTTTTATCCCAGTGCATAGGAAAAGAGCTGTTTTTATATGTTTCAGAAACTCCTCCATATACATGTGCTCCAGCAATCCCATTAAATATCATTTCTAAATTAGCACACATATTAGCAATAAACGGGCTATGGTAATCACATCCTTGTGTTATCACAAAACCTGTGTTGGGCTCATTTAATATCTTGCGACATTCACCCCTATCTATCTTACCCGCTGGTATCCAATTGTTTATATCTTTCTGTACTGGAACTGATATTTTGTTTGTATCTTTAATTATTTCAATATTATCTTTTGTAGCATAGCTATTAAAGTGTCTGTTTACATCATTCCAGTCGTATACTGGCCAGGTCACAGCATTCGGCATATGTAAAACAGTATCACGATTGTCCTGTACTGCTTCAAAAAATTTTACTAATTCAGGTGAATTTTCTTCTGGTCTTGACACATAAAGCATTATTTAAAAAAATCCTCTAATGACATTTGTTTCTCAGTACTCCAGCCAATTACATCTAATATACTTTTTAGAGGTTCAATATAGGCTTTTTGAAACTGTAAATCAAAATCAACAAACTCTCTCACTTTAAACTCGTCAGGTATAACACTATTAAAAGCTATAACGTTCTCCTGTATATAATTCGGCATCTTCAAATAACAAAATTTAATTTTTTCACCTGAGAAGATACTTTCATACTTTTGTACTAATCCATACTTATTTAGGTGATGATTATAAAGGAGAGCACCTCTGACATGAATAGGTGTACCTTTTTTATAAAGATGAGATCTATCCTTCCACTTATCCATATCGCTTACTCCTCGAGGAAAAGCAATATCTTCAGCAGGCAAACTCATAAATTTTTGCCGGCATTCTTCAATAAATTTCTGAGTAGCTTCTTCGTCTTCATTCATAATAACTTTGATAGTTTCACGAAGCATATCACGACAAGGTTGAGGGGTAGAAGATCTTACAACCTCGATACCCATTATCTTTAGCTTAGGCTCTTTATATTGAACACCTTCATTGTTATATACGTTAAGAGCGTAGTGCTTCTTACCAGTCCATATACCTTTGTCAGCAATAACTTCACGAGCCATAACCATCTTTTGCTCATAGGCATTCATATAATTATAGAGCTCATCATAAGCTTTGGCCATAAGAGGTTCAAGTTTCTCTCGCCCTACTTTATCTAAAAACTTAATAGGGTCTTTAGGTTCAACTTGTTCAACCAGTTTACTCATTCTTACATAAAGCGAGTCAGTATCAATAGCAATTACATAATCTTCATTATCAGTGTTAAGTATTTTATTCATATACTTATTGATAGTATCTTCGGCCCAACGAATAGTAAGTTGGCCGGAAACAGTTATAGACTCAGCAACACGCATATCATAATATCTAAAGTATTCATTAGATAGAGCACCATAAAGAGAGTTCATAAGAATCTTTACAGCCATCTGCTGGTTATTGAGAGTTACAATCTCTCGTTCTATCTCATATGAATCACCCTCATCTTGAGCTTTCTGTTGAGCAGCAAGCATCTTACGTTTAAAGACAGTACGTTCATCATATAGACCTTGAATGATTTCCGGAACAATACCTTTTTTACTCTTGTCGAAATATTGCCCAGTACCAGCCATACAGTATTTTTTAGGAATACGATATTCGGTTCGCTTTAGAAGATCATCTACATTCGCTTCATATTGCATATCATTTACAACAGTCTCAGGAGACATATTATACTGCATAATGATATGAGGATAGAGAGAGTTTAAGTCGAACGACATAACCCATTCATGAGCACCGTTTTGAGGATCTTTAACATAAGCACCTTCAATCTTACGCTCTTTTGTGATGTTACGTTTAGGTGGAACAACTATATCTCTTTTACGCAGCTCATTATAAAGAAGAGCGTCCCATACACCTACAGAGCCAAATGCATCAGCATAATTAACGAGGCCTTTATAAGCAACAGTCATAGTTAAGGTAATCAGTCCCATCTTATCTTCAAGACGGTCCACAATATCAACATCTCGAATATTATAGTCGATAAACTTTTGATGGTTCTGTTGATAGAGTTGATGAAGAGATCCATATTCTTCATAAGAGAGTTTGCGCTCTCCCAATACAACATGAGCAATATTATCTAGTTTATATGACTCTTGAGTACCATATGTATAGCCAAACTTTTTAAAACAATCAAGATAATCTAATTGCTGCAACCCGTATATATCAAATGCCTGGTGTTTACGTCCAGCGATATCAATATTACGTTCATTGATAATACCCCACGGAGAAAGTTTCTTCTTCATATCTTCTCCAAGAATCATACCAACACGATTAACAATGTAAGTAGTATCAAAGAGACGAGAGTTCCAACCAGTTAATACATCAGGATAATTTTTAGACCAATGATCTAAAAACTTCATAAGAAGACCAGCTTCTTTATCACACTGAACATATACTACTCGATCAACAAGTTCTTTACTAAGCTCAGATTTATGATCTTTCCACTCGCCGAGGCCCCACACATAAAATATGTTATCAATATTATTTTTTAGAGTAATAGCTGTAATAGGAAAACGAGCTTCATCAGGAGTAGGGAATCCTTGATCAGATTGTACCTCAATATCGATAGTAGTTACATTAATAACATCTCTATCAAAATCTACCCCACGCTTAAGAAACGCATCAGAAATAAACTGATGTATATAATTAGTATTGCCGTATATTTTAAAGTTATCTACATTCTTATACTCGTCAATAAAGTTACGAGTTTCACGCATAGTACCCGGGTTGACAGGCTCAACAGGTCTGCCCTCTAACGTTTTTAAATTAGAATCAGAGCTGCCAGGAATATAAACCGTAGGTTTGAACTGTATTCGTTCACTTATAGGTTGACCGTTTTTATATCCACGGAAAAGAATATCGTTACTAAAACGATCAACGCATGTATAAAAAGTAGACATTTATACCTATACGATTAATTTAGTTGAAGGGGTTACTACACCACCATACATTTGCTTATGCTGGTTTGCTACGTCAGTATCGACCTCAGCAATAAAAACAATAAAACTATTTTTTACTTCAATAGTATTTTCAGTTTTACTAAGAATAGGAGCCCAAGGAGCAAAACCAAGTTGCCCTTGACCAGTAGGTACAGCAACAATAGCATTTTTTATTGTAGTTACTTGAGAACCTTTTTCACCGCTTATGATTTCCGCTACAACATCTTCACCAGACGCCATACGAATTAATTTTACATCAGCCATAATATTACCTTATAATTGAAAAGAGAGCCTCTAAAGACTCTCTTATTATAGTATCTATCTGTTGATAAATCAACTATCTTTTTTACTTGATACAAAAGAATAAAACTCTTTTGTCTTCTCCATCAACTCATCAAACGTATACGGTTTGTATGCAGCTACCATATCGTTCATTTGAGCTTGACCTGCATCAATCATTTTTTGGGTATACTCACGATGCATTTCATGTTGTTTGTCCATATACTCTTTTGCTAATTGCAAAATGTCAGAACGTATTTCAAAAGCATTTTTATCTGCCATATTTTTTCTCCTGTATGTGTGTGGGTGAGGAGCTAACCATGGCCCCTCGCGCACCTATTAAGCGGTGAACCTACTCAAGTAATTTGAGCAATTGATAAAGCCATAATTGTAAATGTTGTAACGCTTAGACAGATCATTGCTATATCTTCACAAAATCTCCCATCGCATTCCTTCACGGCTTCAATTAAAGTTTTCACTATTTACCTCCTTGGAGCATTACTCTACGTGCTTCTTCATAATAGCCCATTCTAGCGAGCTCGGCAGCTGCTCTAGATCTGCCTGCTTGCTCTCCTGCGGCTATCATAGCAACCCATATAGCGCATAAACTTACACCAACTTTACGAAAAAGATTATTAAAAGGATTAGAAGTAATTGCTATTGCCATTATACCCATCCTTTTAAATTGTGATTTATAGAACGGATATAAGTTTTATCACCGCGCGCTATAGCGCGAATATCACCTCTACTAATACCAATATCGTTTAGTTCGCTGTTAGTTAAAGCACTAAGCTCTTTTACTGTCTGTAAATATGCTCTGTGCTCTTTATATGCTCTATTCCAATTCTTTAAAGAATCAAAGATTGCTTCAATTGGACTCGTTAAGTAATTGCTTAGTGTCAATATGTGTTGTGTCATTTAGACCCTCGTAAGTTTTTCCAATTTCGATTTTACGAGGACGCAGTCCTTCAGGTACTTCATATTTCAACTGTATTGACAATACTCCATCCTGAAAATCTGCTCCATGTACTTGTACATGCTCAGACAGCCGGAAGGTGCGTTTGAACTTCTTAGTGGATATACCACGGTGAATGTACTCGCGACCTTTACTATTGTGCTCACCCATTACTGTAAGAGTGCGTTCTTTTACTTCAACACTTAACTCTTCTCTACTAAAGCCAGCAACTGCTAACTCTATTAAATATTCTGTATCTGACGTTTTCAGAATATTATGAGGGGGATAATTATCCCCTGCATGTTTTGCAGTCCATTCTAATTCATTGAATAAATGGTCAAAACCTACAAAAGATGATCGGGGGAACAAAGTTTGAATGCTCGTCATAGTTTTCTCCTTTTTAGCAAGCAAGAAATATAGATAGTGAACCGGACCATCCGCATTCACATTTCTATTTATATTATATAATGCCTAATTTGCAAATTGCAACTAATTAATTAAATTTTCTTTTATTAATTTTATTAGTCTTTTGTTGTAGCCGCTTTGTTTGAATACATTATAATATTTTTGAAGTGGCCAAACATTCTTACCTTTAAATATTTTAGTATCAACAACAGCTTTAGATATTTCTTCTATTTCAGATGTTACATGAAAGCGTTTCAAGCGTATTGTACTATCATCAGGTGTTTGAAATGTTAGGTAGAACATAGGGTCACCTGATTGCAGATTTATTTTATCTGTCTTCATAAAGAAAGCACAATCAGTAGGTCTAAACCATTTTGATATATTTAAATCTCCACCGACAATTTGCGTGCTGTCTATGAAGTTATTAGTGTGATATGCACAAGGACGAAGCTGCATTGTAATATCTTCTTCGCTGAAAAAGATATACGATATATTAAAACTTATTAATTTTTGATCACCATCAAACAGTTTAGTAAAAGTTTTTAAAAAATTATCATCATAGTAGTTGCTATAAAATCGCTTTTGTGAGGTATCAATTACATAATCATATTCTAAAGGCGACTTTATAATATAAGTATTTTTTACATGCTGTATAAAAGAACCACATTTAATTAAATTAGTATCATAAAATTTATTACGATCTAAATCATCTACAAGTCGTAATGGCTCATAATAATTAAATAACGAAATAGTTGCTCCGCTTTTAATTGTTTTACCTGGTGTTAAAAACGGAGCCCAGTAAACTGTTGACATTTATTTTTTTCGACCGATATTATATTTTGCTACGAGGTCCCACTCATTTTTATCTTTATATGGTAGAACTTTAATTTGACTTAAAGGCGATACAGGCTCTTCTGTTTTTTTAGGATCTACAAGCTTTACCAGTCCCCACTCAGCAATAAGGTTTGCTATTGTATTGCGCCGGGATAAATCTGCTTCAGCAAAATTAGTAGGTTTACCGTCTAGTGCAAATAGTTCTTTAAAGTGCACTATATAATATTTACCTTGCTTATGAAGTATGTGACATGATTGATAAAGAGTCATGTCTTTGCGTGATGCAATACCTATACGAGTTAAAGTCTCACGCACCTTAAGAAAATCATCTTCATTATTTAATACCACTTCAACCATAGAATTTATATCAACTGCCATTTGTTCCACCCTCAAATCTTTTTTTCTTTATTGTTATAATTTGATCATCACTAAGCAGAGGTAGAACTTGTACAGCTTTATCATAACTGTAGTCATAGTATTGCATAACAAGCTCAATTCTCTCATCATCTTGCTTTTTAGCCCATTTACTAAATCGCTTCTTTGTACGAATAATATTTATAAGAAAATCAAATTGAAGCTTCTTGTCAAGATGATGGTTGATATTCATCTCATTTGCAATGCGAGCTGTATCTGAAAATTGAGATAAAGCTTTATTTACAAGATATGGTGGATATAATTTTTCTGCTAATTCTGGATTTTCTGAATTACTAATTATATTTTTTTTACCATAATTAATATCATTTACATAATCAAAAGGATTCATTATTTCCACTCAGGTCCATTAACCCATCCAACTAACGATATTCGAGTGCCAGATGTTACTGGTGTTACTTCATGTAAAGTGTAGGATGGAAACAATATTAATAAGTTTTTTTCTCTCGGTGCTGTTATCACATCATGCTTTTCATTATATAGGAGTAAATCTCCACCTTCATATGTCTCAGGGTCGGATAATATAATTGAAAAAGAAAGCTTTCTATCTACAAAACCCGCCTTCCAGTTCGAATGGTCAGTATGTCGACCATAAAAGCCTGGTTGATTATCACTACCAATATATTTTGTATATTGTATACTTTCAATAAAAGATAAATTAAACCGATAATGATTATTGTTTACATCTATAATAACATCAGTCAGTTTTCTAAAAATTGGTTCAAACTTTTTTATTGACGGTTCAAGCCATGCTACAGGCGAATTTCTTACTTTACCATTAGGTATAAAAGACTGTGTTTCAGAATTCCACACTTCACTTTCTTTTGCTTCATGATCAACATGGTCTTTTATAAATTTTATCTCTTCATTAGTGATAAAGTCATTAATGAATAAAAAAGGTTCTTTATTTCTCTCTTTATCTAAATCATAAAGATACCATACATTTTCTATTGCAAACATTAATCAAACTCACAATTTGCCATTACTTCTGTCATACATGCAACTAAATTAATTTCTTGATCAGCTACAAACGCTGCTTTGTATTGATAATCAGCAATAATTAATACTAGTTGCGCAACAGAATGGGGTTTCAATTTATCAGTAGCTAAATCATACAATTTGCGTAATATAGCAGCGGTGTCTGTATCACTATTCTGAGCCACCCACTTACGCATATCACTAAATGATTTAGCTTTTAGATAGCCTACTAGCTCTTCTACACTAGCATCACCTTTGTGAGCTAGTATACCAGAATCAATTTTACCAGTAGCACTATAGCGCTGTAACTCATTTAACGCTCTTCGCCAGTCAGGAAAATAGTTAGTAATAACATTAGCTAATACTTTTTTATCAAACTCAACATTTTCGTCTTCTAAGATCTCTTGAGCTCGCCAAAAGAATCTACTAGCAAGTTTAGGTTTTTGATCTTTAGGAATAGAAAACTCTACCACACTACAACGAGAATGCAGTGGCTCAATAATACGATTTTTAAAGTTACAAGTAAGAATAAAACCACAGTTCTTACTAAACTCTTCCATAAAGTTGCGAAGGGCGGGCTGAGTAGATTGTGGGTTGAGATAATCAGCTTCGTCTAATATTACATATTTACGAGAAGCAGAGAATGATACAGTTGACGCAAAGTCTTTTATTTCATTACGCAGCGTATCTATATTACCATTCATACTACCATTAATGACAATATAGTCTGCACCTATCTCTTCTAACATAGCACGGGCTACAGTAGTCTTACCTACTCCAGGTCCACCTGCTAAAAGAAGGTTAGGTATATTTTTTTGAGAGACAAACTGCTGAAAAGTATCGGCTAGTTCATCAGTAAGCACACAGTCACTTATTTTTTTAGGGCGATATTTTTCAACCCACAAAAATTCTTCCATAATATAATCCTCACTTACCACATCCATTTTACTAATGTAATTCTTTTACCTTTAGTAATAGGCATAACTTGATGTTTATATATAAAACAACTTGGAAAATATATAACATCACCTTTATTTAATCTATATGTAACTTCTTCTTCACTACCTGGAAATGTAAAGACAAAATCACCACCTTCATAATCACTACTTAATGATAGTATAACTGATAGTACTGGTTTGCCTTTCTTTTCACCATCAAAAAGAGCGAAGATATTATCTATATGTTTATCAAACTTATTCCCTTCAGCAAAACTATGTATAGTGCCATTTGACACATCCCGTAACGTCATTAGATTTTCTTTGTATGAATTTGCATACATCTTAGCTGTACTAATAATAATATCATTAAGATACATGCCGCTAGGTAAAAGTGTTGATTCATCATATTCAGCTATTGATGGATCGTTGTCCTTAATTAGTTCTTCACCATCAGGACCCGCCCATGTATTTTCTCGATAATTATGTGTATTGAGAAGTATAGCATCACAATCAGCTTCTGATAAAGCTTGCTGACGTACATATATGTAATCTTTTACATGCATTTAATTCTCATATGATGACGAAGCTTCATTTACAATAGTATAAGTTAGATTTCCGTCAGTAGATCTAAACTGAGAAATACCCTTACTACTAATAATAACGTCATATGAGCCTAAAAGCAACTTAAGATTTTCTACTTTAAATACCATAGAGAATACTTTATCAGTTACACCTACTTTATGATGAAATGAGTTAGATGTACTATTCTTAGTATTCATTGCTCGGAAAGATATCTCTTCACCGTCACCTTTTACTACCACTTCAGGTAATTGTAATACATTGGCTGCTTGTTGTACTCTTTTAAGAACAGTATCGCTAATAGTAAAGCTAATAGGTGTATCAGGTAGTTCTAGCTGCTTTTCTGGAGGAACCACAATCATAGATTTGTCAGCATAGAAGTAATCACTCTGGGATTTATCTTCGCCGCTAATGGTTAAGTAGGATGTATCAAAATCTAAATCAGGCTCTTCAAAGAGACTTAGCACTCCAAGAAACTGATTTAGATCGTAGATACCAAAATCACGAGGAAACATTTCTTGTACTTCTGCTTCTGCCATAATAGTCTTCATAGGCGAGATAGTACGAAGTTTATTCCCTTGCGTAAAGTATATCGATTGATTAATCGATGAAAAGTTCTTAAGAACTTGAAAGGTTTTCGCTGTTAATTTCATAATATAAATTCCACATTATCTAAGTTTGAAATCATTACCTACAGTAGGGCTTGCGCCTACTTGAGCTAAGTCTAATAAAGAGCCGCTAAACATATAAGAGCCCATATGAGTTAATTTCATCCATGGGCATAACCATACTTTAATATCTGCTTTACGAGCCCATTGACAGAACATATAGTCTTCAGATAGATATCGCTTGCTTTCAGGATCAATAACACAATCAAAGAAAGCCATAATTTCACGATCACCGTTAAAGTCTTTAGTACGTGCATGATCAGGTTTATACATAAACTCAGGATAAGCTTCTGTATATTTTTCAAGAGCCTCTCTAGTAATCATCATAAAACCGGTACCACCTTCTAAAACTTCAACCGGCGTGTCTAGTCTGATTTGATCACCTTGACCAGGTGCTGGATTAAATACATAATCTCCAATATAGTTTTCTAACTTATTAGGATCTTCATCACCAAAACCTTTATCTACAGCTCTTTTTACTTTTTCCCATGCAATAGCTTTTTTAGGATATGGTCCACATACAATATCTTTACCTTGCTCAGAATCAGCAATAGCTAATAAAGCAATAACATCATTAGCATCAAAACCTATATCACTATCAATAAACATCATATGAGTCATACCAGATCTCAAAAAACCATCAGCAAGATAATTACGAGCTCTAGTAATCAACGACTCATTAAATAGATAGAAGAATTGAACTTGTACACCATATTTGTTACATAGTGCAACTAGATCAGTACATGATTTAGTATATACACCAGCACACTGACCACCGTACATTGGAGTAGCAACTAGTAAGCGTCTTTGACGTAGCGCATTTGCGTCAATTTTAATTTCAATTTGTGGCATAATATAACCTCATTATAATTTGCAATTTGAGAAATCAGCAGTATACCATTTAGCTTGTGCTTCAGGTGATCGGTCTTTCTGCCATTTTTTTGTCCCTGGATCGTAAGCACCAACACGAGAGCTAATCTCTTTGATAACTTCATCCATTACTTTATCACCGTTATACCCATACTTAGCCATTTCACCGTAAGCAAATACAATAATATCAGCCATTGCATCAATACGACCGTCTGAATCTTTTGCTTCTAAAAACTCACCGAGCTCTTCAACAATCATAGAAACAAAACCATTACGATCAGGTTCTTGTTGAGTGATCAGACGTTCGTCCGACCACTCTTTAATACGTTCAAAGTTTGTGCTCATAAAGCATCCTCATAATTAAGCACCTGTACCTACCTCAACACGCTTGCGTAGCCAAGATAATAGTACACCGTAAACAGGTAAGAACAAAACAAATGAAACAATAATTTTAAATACTACATCAACAGATGCAATTTCTAACCAATGTTGTCTCATAAACTCATCTTCACCGTACGCGAAACCAGCCCAGAAGAATGCATATGTATCTAATATATTAGCAAATACAGTAGAGATAGCAGGTGCAATCCACCACACGTCTGTCCACTTCTCACGAATACGTTGAAATACAGATACATCTAAAAGCTGCCCAAGTAAATAAGCAAATGCACTTGCAAAACCAATCATTGGCGTCGCAATATATGAACTAATAATAATCGCAGGAATGAATGCGAGTGCTACTACTCCACGGGCATTATACTTATTAGATAATCTAACTGTTAAGTCAGTTGCAACTACGATGAATGGAAATGTAAACATTCCCCAAGTAAACTGCAAATCAGTAAAAGGTAATGTACCACCAAACTGTACAGCCCAGTTAGATAAAGCAATGATAAAAAGATGTAGAAGGACAAGTTTCCACAATAAAGACTTGTCCATTCTACTAAAGTCAAACATTTCTTTCAGCATTATTTCCCTTTCTATGCTGCGTTACTTTGATACTCCTTAAGCACTTGTTCGGCATGTGCTCGTGCTGTATCATAAGTAACAGGGCCTGTCTCATCTGCATACGCAACTGGATCAGGGCGCCCAAGTTTAATAAACGCTTCCAAGCGTTCTACAGATGATGAGCTTTTATAATCTGAAAACCATACACCATCAATTTGCAATGGCTTATATGAGGTATTAGTACGAGCATAAACATCGTCAAAATCTAGACCTAGTTTTTCACAAAGCACTTCACCGTCTTTCAGAATATCAAACTTATCACCTTCTAGATAAGGTGTAAAGTAAGTTACCTTATCAGCGTCCCAATTACCAATACGGAACGCTTCGTCATCAGCATCACGAAACTCTTGACGACAATCTGGATAGATTGCATGGTCACCAGCATGGATACCTAATGCAATTGCAGTTTCTTCATTAGTATTTTTTACTACAGAAAGAGCTACAGCTTGCACTAAAGAAGCAAAGATTTTATTCCGATTAGGAACAACTGTTTGCTTCATATTATCTTCTGCATAATGACCTTCAGG